AATATTTAGAATATTTGACTTGTTTTTAGAGAACAATAATTTATGCAAATTGATGTATTATAATGAATACAACCCATTAGCTGAATCTGATTTTAATACAGATTTATTGATAAACAACCATCTTAATCCCCTCCCCAAACGACCCGAATCCGAAAGCGATAAAAGAGCCATAGTCAATGTTTATTTTGGAGAAACAAACCCACCCACAAACAACAAAGGTTCAAGAACAGAAAGAATATATATTGACGTTATTTGCCACTTAGATTCTTGGCTTATTCAGGGCGGCTTAAGACCTTATGCAATTATGAATGAAATAGATTCAATGTTAAATGGTAGGATTTTAATAAAAATATCTGAACAAGATATAATTGACAGAGGCGCAAACATTATTTATGCCTCTGATTATCACGCAGGATACAGGATGATATATGAGTTCTACAACAACTCAAACCTTTGCAGAAATAGATAAGTTATCTCTTTTATCTGGCGAAGGTTTTAAGGTGTCAGTAGAAGATGATAAGATTATCGTTGTTAGACAACCTACCGTTAAAGAGATTATTGATATAGGATATTCAAATTATATTTCATTTATATATTTAATTGCACAAGAGCCACACGAAAAAGCTTTGCAACTTGACGATATGGGAATTGATGGGTTTGTAATTAGCAATTGGGAGTGTTTTAAAATATTCTTTAGCTTAATGCCAGAACATTGTATTTTGGGACTATACTTTTTTACTGGATTAATGTTTGAGCCAAGATTTTATACTGACACAGAAAATAATGAAAGTTTTTATTTAGTTGCAACTAATGAAGAAGATCAAATTATAGCAATAGAAGAAAAAACTTTTAATGAGATTTCAAGAGCGATTAGACAAATTAATTTTATCAAAACTGATAAACCTAAATTTGGAAATGAAAGGGCAAAAAAAGCCTATATTCGTTTTAAGCGCTCTGAATCTAAATACAGCAAAGAAACAGAAGGATTAGACACAATGGTTTCTGCCGTTGCATGGAAAGGAACTTTAGACATTCTAAGAGTATTTGACATTGGTATTTATCAATTATATGATGGATATTTTAGATTAATGCAAATTGATAATTACGAGAACACCATGCGAGGCATTTATAATGGAACTATTGATATACAAAAGTCAAAAATTGACTTAAAAAAAATATCATGGGCTTCGGCTCTAAAACTTTAAGGAGGATTATTTATGAACTTTACCATACAAAGAATATTTACTATGACGGCGGTAGATTTGTTGACCGACGCTACGATATTCAAATCTGAGTTCTTAAAAACTGCAAATCTAGCCAACGAAGAAGAAACCGTATATTCTATGGGTGGAGTTGGAAACCCATATATAAACGGAGATTCACATTCAAAAAGAACCACAATGACTACAGATGCAGCTACATTTGATATGAAACAATTAGCTTTGATAACCGGAACATCTCCTGTAGTTGGTGCGACTACTATTAGAATTGATGAGACTTTGGTTATCAATACTGATGCTTCGGCTACTAGCAAAACTGCGATTTCGCCTTCTGGCGGAACAGATGACGAGATATTGTCTCTGCATGTTCTTGATGCGTCTGGAAATATTGTTGACACATTGACACAGGCTGCGGTTGCTGCGTCTGGTTCTTTTGCATATGATAGTGCAACAAAAGCGTTGACTTTCTTTGCATCTGAGTTTGAGGATGGCACTAAAATTCTTGTGTCTTATGACGCAACCACCGATGCAAACGCAACTACTGTTAGCAACAACACAGATGAATTTGGTGGAACTTACAAATTTGTGTTTGACTCATTGGTTCAAGACACTTGTAGCAATGTTTATGAAGCGCAGCTTGTAATCTATAAAGGAAAAGTAAACGGAACTTGGTCTTTTGATCTTGCAGCAGATGGCGAACCTGCCGTATTGTCAATGGAAATTACAGCACTTAAATCTTGTGAAAGCACTAAGCTTTGGGATTTAATTGTTTATGATATGGACGAAGTATCTTAATATTTTAGGCAGAATTTAGTTTCTGCCTTTATTTTTTTTACATTTTTTGAAAAATAAAATGGTGTTTTTATGAAAGATGGTGTTAAGATGACGATTATTAATAAAAGGTGGGTGACAGATGGAAAAATGCAACCAAGAGGAAGCCATAAGAGAAATTAAAAGAGATGTGGAAAAGCTATATGATAAAGTCGAGAGTATGCCAAAGATAGAATTTATTATGGAGCAACTTTTGACATCAAACGAAAGAATGATATCTAGTATAGAAGATCAATCAAAAATAAACCAAGATTTGAAAATTACATTAAATCAATTGTCTTTTAATTTAGAAGCGTTAAATGTAAAACAAGAAAAAACAGATAGAAAAATTACAAATATGGAAGAAATGATAGGTCAAAATCAAAAAAGGGGTACCATTAATTTAATTGACACGACCACAAAAGGAATCGAGGGTTTTTTAATTAAAGCTACGGGTGGCATCATAGGATTGTTGGCAATATTATATGCGATTCTTACCAAAGCAGGTGTTTTGTAATGTCAAAAATTAAACAAAATACACTTAGAGATAGATCTGAAAAACTACCTGCCATTACGGACGAGATGCTACAAGAAATATTGCCAGATCATAAAGAACTTTTTGATAATTATTTTGAAGATAATTCACAACTTTCGGCACAATCTTTGAAGCAATATAAAAGTGGTATGAAACAATGGTTTTGGTGGATTCATATTAAACTTAAGGATAAGCCTATGTGGGAAATTACTAAAAGAGACTATTTAAAATATCGTAATTTTCTTTATAATCATGGGTTATCATCAAACGCAATAAAATTTAAACAAAGTTCAGTTTCTACTTTATGCAATTATATTGAAAACATTTTTGTAGAAGAAGATAAAAGATATGAATCGTTTAGAAATTTTACACGTGGATTGCCTGCATTGCCAAATAATAAGGTTTATGACAAAATTAAAGTTACACGTGAAGAATATGAGTTTTTAATTGATGAACTGTCTCAAAGAGAAGATTATTTGGGTATGGCATGGTTAGCCACTGCTTTTAATTGTGGTTGTAGGCGTTCTGAAATAGTACAATTTAAAACTGAAATCCTTGATTACCCTATAGAAGAAAATAAAAACTACATTTTATCACACAAAATAAGATTAAAAGGCAAGGGTTTAGACGGCAAACAAGAAGAATATATGATTAACTTAGAAGCGTTAAAGTATATGAAATTATGGGTAGAAAAGCGTGGATATGAAAGCGAATGGATATTCACTAATCGCAACGGCGACCAAATGTTGCCTGAGTGGGGTAATAATTTCTGCACCAATGTTTTATCAGTTTTACTAGAGCGTAGAATTAATTGTCATATATTTAAAGCAAGTTGTATAACCAATTTATTAGAACAAGGCGTTGATTTGGCACTTGTTAGTAAATATGTTGCGCACCACAACGATGTTTCGACTACATTGGGCTTTTATGATTTACGAGATTTTGAAGAGGAAAAAAGTAAAATATTTTAATATAAAATGGGAGGAATTTTACTTATGGAGCAAAAACAAGTTAAAGACTTTTTGAGCGCACTAACTTTTGAGGAAGAAAGAGAGGTTAGGCATACGGAAAGGATTTTGCGGAAAGATTATCATGTTTTTTATTTGCGAGATGAATATAAGGCAAAATTTATAAAAGATGTTATTGAATTAAATGAGTTATATAAAGACGAAAAAACGCTCAAAGCTTATTTAATTATAATTAGTGCATTAGAATTTATCACAGATTTACCTAGAGAGATTTTGAATATTAAAGACTTAGAAAGAATATTTAATAAACCTAATCGTTCGTTTGAAAGAATTTTAAGTGCTGTTGTTCAAGAAATATCAGAGAGTACAGACATTGATTCTAAAATGCTCGAATCTATTATTGTATCGAATAAAGCTAAAGAAAAAACGGAAAAGATGATATAAATGTCTAAAAATAGTTATTTTGTAAAAAATAGCAAAGATATTGAAAGTTTGGTTAAAAAAATATCTAACAGCATGAAAAAAGATATGGAACAATCTTTAAAACAAATAGCTAAAGTTGTTAGAGATCAGTGGAAGGCATTTTTATATGAAAACTGGTATATGGCATACACGCCAAAAGTTTATGATAGAACTTGGGAAACTTTAGAATCTATTGTAACGACAAATGTAATAAAAAATGGAAATGCTTATGAAGTTACAATATATTATGATACAGATAAAATTAGAAGATATACATATGGACATGAGAATCCAGATTTAATGCCTTATATAGTTGAGGAAAGCACAAATACGCCAGGACACGAAGGCAAGCCATCTAAGGCTATGGAAAAAACTATTCAATGGCTTGAAACAAAAAAAGAGTTTGAAAAAACTGTTTATCAAGAATTAAAAGCCAAAGGTTATAATATATATATTAAATAAAGGTGGTGATACACCGAATGGCAAAAGATTATAGCATAGACTTACAACTTGGAATTGACGAAATAAAATCTTTAGAAGAATTAAAAAGTGCTATACCGAATATAATCACCAAAGCAAAAAAAGAGCTTAAAGACAAAGGTTTTGCGTTGCCAATGGAGCTGAACGAGGCACAAATTCGTGAACAAATTAAAAGAGTATCTTTGGATTTGGAAAAAGGATTAAAAAGTGCCAAAATTCAACTTGCACCAGGAATCGATGTTGAGATTAAAAAAGTGGGCGACAATATAAAAACTGGCATTGCAGTTAATGCCGAACAAGCCAGAAAAGCACAAGAATCTCTGAATAATTCGCTTAAAAAAACTGGTAATGAATTGGAAAATTTAAAGATTAAAGCCGATGGTGCTGCACAGAGGATTGAAAGAACTTCGGATACCAATGCAAAAAAGCAAATTGACTCTCTGTCAAATTCAATCAAAAAATTACAAAGCGAATACACACAATTAGGCTCAAAGGCAGATTTGAGCAAATCTGATGTGGATGAGTTTAATAATAAAATCAAAAGAACCACAACGTCTATACAAGAAGCTGAACGTACTGCTAGACAAGGTGGAAACACTGCCTTAAGTATGGGAGAAAAATTCAAAAAAGCTGCTACCTCTTTTATGTTGTGGCAAGTTGTCACAGAAACTTTCTATCATGTTAAAAGGAGTTTAATTGAAGGTGTAGAATCAATTATAGAACTAGACACTGCAATGGTAGAGCTTATAAAAGTTACAGATGAAACTAACGCAGTTTATAGAGAGTTTAGAGATAATTCGTTTGAGGTGGCTGATTCAATAGCATCCACTGCTAAAGAAGTTATTAATGCGTCTGCTGGATTTGCTAGGATGGGTTATGAAATAGAAGAGGCTGGCAAATTGGGAGAACTTGCATTAATATTTAAAAATGTAGGCGACGAAATAGATAGCGTAGACGAGTCAACAAGTTCATTGATTGCGACTATGAAAGGTTTTAACATGGACGTACAAGATGCCACACATATAGTTGATGCAGTTAATGAGGTTGCCAATAATTTTGCAGTAACAGCAGGAGATTTATCTAGTGGTATTGAACGAGTTTCCTCTGTAATGTCGCAAAGTAATGTTGGTTTTGAGCAAACATTGGGACTGATAACAGGTGCAACGGAAGTTATTCAAAATGCTGAAAAGGCATCTACTGGATTAAGAACCATATCCGAAAGAATACGTGGCATAACTACAGAGTCAGACGATTTTTCACAATTGACACCTAAGTTGGAGGCTGCTTTTAATTCTATTGGCGTGGGGTTAAAAGACAACGAAGGTCAAATCAGAGATACTTATAGCATACTACAAGATTTGGCGGCAGTTTATCCTATGTTGGATCAAAACACCAAACAATATATTGCTGAATTATCTGCAGGGAAAAGACAAATAAATACATTTAATGCTATTATGATGAACTTTGAATCGGTTCAAAGAGCAACTGCCACTGCATTGGATAGTGCGGGGTCGGCGGCACAAGAACAAGAAGCATATTATAATTCTTTACAAGGTACAATCGAAAGAATATCCAATAGAATTTCGCAATTTTGGGCTATTGTAGTTAATGACCAAGCAATGAAAAATTTATTAAATTCGCTTTTGGGATTAGCAGATTCGTTCGTAGACAATGCAGATAGTGCAAGCCGTTTTATAAATATATTAGCAGATTTGGTAGATATGTTAACGGCTTTAAATGATAAGATTGGACTGTTAGAAATTGGTTTTTCTGCCTTGCTAACCAAAGGTGTTTTGTCAACTGTTGCTGGGTTTTTAAAGTTTGATTCAGCCACAGCTATGGCAGCTGCAGGCGTTGCAAAATTGGCAGGCACTACAGGTACATTAACTGTTGCAACAAAAGCTCTGCAGGGTGCGTTGGGTGTAGGTTTAATTGGTGCTTTATTTTTGGTAATTACCGCTGTCGTAGATTTGGTAAATCAGTCGGCTAAATTAAAACAAAAATTTGAAAATTTAGACACGGGAATTAAAGAGGTGTCGCAAAATGTTGGAATTTTTCACAAACATTTAATAGCCGAAAATATATCGGAGTATTCTGGTGCAATAGCAGAGGCTGAGGCATCTATAGCATCTTTAAAAGAAGAATTGGGGTTAGCCACAGATGCGTCTTTAAGGTTTGTTTTGGCACAAAAAACCGAAGAGCTTGAAAGAAAAACTAAAGGACTTGGGTCATATAGTTCTGCTGTAAAAAATCTTGAGAGAGAAATCGACGTATTAAATAAGTTAATAAGCGAAGAAGAAAGGTTGACTCGCTTAACAACTCAGGCTAAGGAAGAAGAATACAATGCGAATATGGCAGTATTAAATAGTCAAGATATGTTAGTTGAAGCCACAAGACAATCTACTAAAACAGGGTACGTTCAAAAAGAGTTGTTTGAAAAACTTATAGATATATATCCTGAATTAGCTAATTCTGCGATTTTAACAGCTAATGGCTATAAAATAGAAGCCAATACAATGGTTTCTGCAACAGAGGTTAAATTAAAAGCATTAAGAGCAGAGGCTAGTGCAGACGCTAAAGTAACGCAACAAATTATAGCCAATGTCAAGAAAAGGATTGATGCATACGCAACACTTTTAAAAGCCGAGCAAGCGTCTGGGCGGCATACGACTATGGGACTTAGAGCCGAGGTTGCATGGAGAAGGTCTAGCAATGAATTGGACAGATTAAATGCCAGACTATCATCTCAACAAAATGTTGCAAATAAAATAAACACAACGCTTGGCAAATTGAGTGGAAACATATCTTCAATAGGAGGGTCATATTCAAACGTTGCATCTGCTTCAAAATCGCAAAACACGTCCACAGAAAAATCAATTGATTTGTTGCAAGAACGCTCAAAGTTAGAACAAGAAATTATGAGTGCTATTCTTGAGAGAATAAAAAAAGAACAAGAAGAAAAGACGCAAATCCTTGACAATAAACTTGAAAATCTTAAATCTCAACTCGACAGATATAAAGAGATTAATAAACAACAACAAGAAAACGCTAAAAATGAATTGGAAAATATCAAAGAGACAAACCAAAAACGTCAAAATGCTCTTAAATCTGAATACGACAAAACCCTATCAATACTAAGGCTTAAAAAAGAGTCTTATCAAACAGAAAAAGATATGCTTCAAATTGAATATGACAAACGTAAAGAAGATGAAAATATTCAAGATTTAGAAGAACAATTAAGGCTACAACAAGAGCGAATTAATATTCTAAAACAAGATCCGACTCGAATAAGCGAAGTTGTCGAAGCTGAAAAACAAATGACAGAAATTAGAAAACAACTTTCGGATGCACTGTTTGATAAGCAATATAATGAAGCACAAATGGTTCTTGATAATAAAATATCTGCAATAGAATTAGAAGAGCAAGCCGCTGAAAACACCTATGAGAAGCAAAAGTCATTATTAGATTCTCAACTTGCAAATGCCGAATTAGCCTATAATAAACAAATTTCACTGTTGGAATCTCAGGCAGATAGATATGACGAAACTATAAATGCTCAAATCTCAAAGTTGGAAGAACAAAAAGTTGCGATTCAATCTCAATATGAGGAAATGATATCAAATTCAAATAATTACTGGAACGAAGTTGAATCAATAATGAAAAGAAAGCAATCCAGCATTATTAATTTCTTAAAACAAACAGACCAATATAGGCAAGCAGGTCAAGCGCAAAGACAAGCTTATGTCCAAGGTTGGCAAGAGACTATGGCAAACATCACATCTGCTGGCGGAAGTATTTCAACTGGAGGCGCATCTGGTGGGACTTCATCTTCAAGCTCGTTTCCTTATGGAAAAGCATCTGCAACATCTGGAAACATTAGAACTGGTGCTACTGGAACACAAGTAAAAGCTATTCAGTGGGCTTTGAAGCAAATGGGCTATAAATTGCCAAAATATGGGGTTGACGGGAAGTTTGGCGCTGAAACTGCAAATGCTGTAAAGCAATTCCAAAAAGATATGAAAATTGCGGTTGATGGCGTTGTTGGTAAAAGCACCCGATCAAAATTTAAGTCTAAAGGATATCAAACTGGAGGTATTAACACCTCGGCAGGATATCACATGCTGCATGGAACGCCAACCAAGCCAGAGTATGTTTTAAACTATGAACAAATGAGAGGCATGATGAGTGGCAATATTCCGAGTTTCGTCAAACCTTCGATGCCTAGTGGTTCAACCACAAATAATAACATTAATCCTATTATAAATGTGACATTAAACGGCAGCAATCTTAATGCCAATGATGTTGCCAATAAAATAGGTCAAAAATTTATAGATATACAAAGAAAGTATACTGGTGGAAACGGATTGGTAAAAGCGGGGTTATAATAAAATTCTGCTTTTATTTTTCACCTTTTTATACACAATATGTAGTATGTATTATAAAAATATAACAAAATATATGGGGGGTGTCTATAATAGCACTCGAAAAATTTACAGGATTTGGGTACAAAGGTCGCACAAGTGATGAATTTGGCGTTTATTCGGTTTCAAATGGAGTTGGGTATGATAGAAACTTATTTGCCACTTTTTCCGACAAGGAAGAGAGTGTTGTGGGGCAAGATGGGGAGTATTATTTTGGGACTGATTTAAAATCAAGACCGCTTCCACTTACTTTATATTTATATGATTTGACAAGAGAAGATTATATAGATTTACAAAGATGGTTAAATCCAAGAGGTGGAATGGGTGATTTTTATTTCTACGAAGAGCCATATAAGTATTATACGAGCGTAAAACCTGTAAGCTTTGGAACATATGGGCAGTTTGCAAGAGATGTATTATATTCAGGCGAAGTCGCTGTTGAATTTAAAGCATATGATCCTCATGGATATGCTTTTGCAAACACAGTAGAAGATGGCGATGCGTTGGGGTTGCCAGATGGTTGGGAAACTGGAACTGGAATCTTACCACAACATTATACAATTCCAACGTCTTTTGCAAGTTTGACGGATACCTCAACGATAATTAAGTTGTATAATGGTGGAAATGCATACGCCAAACCTATTATTACAATAAATGGTAGTGTAAACAATTTAGACATCACAAACTTATCCAATGGAGATTCGTTTCAAATTAATGCTATGTCAAGCCAAGAATTTGTAGTTGATTGTAAAATAGGTAGAATTACAGAAAACAACAACCTTGTTGTTGGGAGATTCAGTGGTAATTTTATTAAATTAGAACCAACTGAAAAACCAATTGCATATACAATGACATTTTCAACTGCATCTGGAATTGTTACATCAGTTGAAGATTTGCCAACAAACATCGTGGGGCGTGAAATTGTGGTTTATGATGGGGTTGATACTTTGCATTATAAGATTGCATCTAGAACAAATGCAAATGAAATTATACTTGAAGATGCTTATGGAGGATTAAGTGGAGAATTTGTTGCGTATGCCATCGATGTGAATGAAGTTGTAATTAGTGGCACTGACGTAAATATAAGCGTTTCGTTTGATTATAAATATACTTACTTATAGGGGGGATGTAAGTGGCAACATATTTTGATGCGATAAATGATGGAGAAACTACTTTAGCCAATACGTTGTTGGCGTCCGAAACTGTCCAAATAATTGTGACAGATGGGTCAAAACTTCCGACTGGTGGAGTGGGAACAAGTGGTTTTATATTAAAATTAGAAGATACCATTGGAACTGTAGAATATATACTATGCTCTTCAAGAAGTGGAAATACTGTATACATTGCTACTGATGGTCGTGGATACGAAGGAACCGATGCAATACAATGGCTTAGTGGAAGTTATATTAAAAATGTATTTACGAAAGCTACAAAAGATGAAATTAGCGAAAATATTGGAGATTTGACATATACCGAAGAAAACTATGTGGTTAGCGACGAATCCGTTTCTCAATCAATAAACTCTTTGGATATTCAGTTAAAAAATGCAAGCAACGGAGTGGGGAATTTAACATATACCGAGCAAAACTATGTTGTAAATGGAGAAAGTTTGACTGAATCGATTGACGGACTGGATATTCAGTTAAAAGATACGGACGATAAAATCGGCACTTTATCGAGTTTAAACACAACCGATAAAACAAGCATAGTCGGAGCTATTAATTCGCATTTGGCAGATTACGCGTCTCTATTTACTACCAATGCAGATGCTAAAAACAGTATCTATAGAGGCAAATATTTAGGTAATGCAGTAACAGCCGAACAATACACGGCTATATCTAGCGGCACGTTCACAGATTTATATATAGGAGACTATTGGACTATAGGTGGAGTAAATTGGAGAATTGCAGCATTTAATTATTATAGGAATACTGGCGACACTAATGTACCTGGTAACCATATTACAATCGTACCTGATACACAACTATATACTCATGTTATGAATGATACAAATATCACTACTGGTGGATATACTGGTAGTAAAATGTATACAGCAGGTTTAGAGCAAGCAAAATCCACTATAAGAAGCATATTTGGCACACATTTAATTAAGCATAGAAGATATTTATGTAATGCTGTAATTGATGGAAAGGCTAGTGCTGGGGCGTGGATTGATAGTGAAGTTGACTTAATGAATGAAATTATGGTATATGGAGCTATGGTCAACAGTAGTGGTATTCTTGGATTATATAATGTTGGTGTTGAAAAAAGCCAATTGCCTTTATTTGCACTAAATCCAAGAATGATTAACACAAGACAGAGCTATTGGTTAAGAGATGTAGTATCTGCCTCTAATTTCGCTCTTGTGTACGGCGATGGCAGTGCGAGCGGCAGCGGCGCTAGTTTTGCTCGTGGAGTTCGCCCTGCTTTCTCTATATCGTAAATCGGAACCCCTTCATGGGGTGTAGATTGGAGATAACCCATTACAAATAGGAGACTTTGAATGTCGGTACTAAAAGGAAAAAGAAAAGAGTCGCAATTTGAAGTAATTAAGCACTTTTATAGACTTAGAAAAGATATAACTGATTTATTATTAAGAGATTTCGGTTACAATGAAAAGAAGTCAAAGATTAAAGTTGGCAAAATGTTTGGCGGAAAACCATACGAAGAATTATCCAATAGCCAGCAAGAACATTACAATAAACTAGTCAGTAAGAACAATGGCTTTGAATATTGGTTTATTGGATACCAAAGAGATACTATAATGGATTGCATAAGAAATGCTACTGAATATATTTTTTCTGCAAATAGTATATACCCCTCAATTCCTGAGGAATTAGTAGAAAGAAGAATATTTCAAGACAAGGCAATAGGGCAATGTTATAGGTTGTTGCAAGAATTGCAATATACAATAGAAGTCCTACCCGTTGACATTCAAAAATATGTTAGGTTTGCTGACAGCATAAACAAGGAAATCAATCTATTAAAAGGTTGGAGAAAAGCCGACAATAAATTCAAAAAACAATTTAAAAAAGATATAGAGCAATAAATAAATCAGGGTATCCTCTGATTCTGCCTCTAATTTCGCTAATGTGAACAACAATGGCAATGCGAACAACAACAACGCTAGTAATGCTAATGGAGTTCGCCCTGATTTCGATGATACAATTTAATAGGCATTTTTGCTGGTTTGTAACAGAGAAAGGAGAGGATGTCCTTCCGATATGGTAAATACTAAACACGACACTACCTCTTATGAGAGTTGTAGTTATCAGTGTGAAATATTCAGCATTGAAGTTCTGTACGAGGCTTTCCAAAAGGCGAAAGTCGGCAGTGATTGGAAGCCTCAAGTGCAGAAATTTGAAATGAATTTATTAACAGAGCTTTCTAAACTGCAAAAAGAATTACAAAATAAGACTTTTAACTTTTCTAAACCAAACGAGTTTATATTAAATGAAAGAGGTAAAACAAGAGTTATAAGTGGCGACCATATTAGAGATAGGGTAGTTAAAAGAGCTTTATGTGATGAAATTTTAATTCCCTCTATTAGAAAATATCTAATACATGATAATGGTGCTAGTTTAAAAGGCAAAGGAATAGGTTTTACAAGAGATAGATTGGAAGTGCATTTAAGAAAGTATTATCATAAAAACCAAAGTAATGAAGGTTATATTTTACTAGGTGACTACACTAAGTATTTTGATAATATACAACATAAGCTATTGATGAATATGTTTAGAAAAATAATAAATAACGATTTAGCTATCTGGTTACTAGAGAAAGTGTTAGAACAAGCAATGGTAGACGTTTCTTTTATGGATGATAATGAGTATGCTAATTGCCTAGATATAGTTTTTAACTCCTTGGAATATGACAAGATTGATAAGAAGCTATTAACTGGTGAAAAATATTTAGCCAAACACATGAATATAGGTGACCAAGTGGCTCAAGTAGCTGGAATATTTTACCCTCATAGGTTGGATAATTATATAAAAATTGTAGAAGGTGTAAAATATTACGGAAGATATATGGATGATTTTTATGTAGTCCATGATGATAAAAAGTATTTAAAAGAATTGGCTAAGAAAATTGAAGTAGAAACTATTAATAATGGAATTACATTACATCCTAACAAAACTATGATTTGCCAACTATCGGAACATTGGAGGTATCTTCAAATACAATATGCCCTCACTGGTACTGGTAGAATTATCAAAAAAATACATCCTAAAAGATTGACTGCAATGAGGAGAAAATTGAAGAAGTTAGTCCATATATTAAGTTTAGAAGAATTTATTAATTACTATAATTCATGGTTTAAAAATTACTATAAAACTATGAGTAAGCAACAGAGAGCAAATATGAACGAATTATTTTGTAAACTGAAGGAGGTTTATTATGCATAGTGTAAAATTGTCAGATGGGGCAGTGATAGATAATCTTGAACTAAATGGAAATAACTACATCTTAAATGATATAATTGATAAAAATATTTTCGTCGATAATCTTAAAAAGGTGGCTATCACAGATGTAGAAGAAAATGTAGAAGAATTAAATAATGCAAAAGTGATTTTTGCTAAGGTTGGAGACAAAGATAGTTTTATTTTAGCCGAAAAAACAAATGAAGAATTAGAAAAAGAACAGCTTAATCAATTACTAACAGATTTGATTGAAACTGTCTTGCTATCTCAAGGAGGTATGTAATATGGCTGATTCTAAAATAAGGTTATATAAATTTTTAGCAAGGATGAATAGGATAACAAAAGAAGAATTTAAAACAATAACTGGATTAGAATATGAAGAGTAAGTTATATTATGATTTGCTAGAAATAATAGAAAATCAAGACAATATTATTAGTAGACAAAATAAAACAATATCTAATTTGGTGAATGAAAATTTAGAAAAAGAAAATATGATAAATGTTCTAAATGAGCAAGAAAAATATTTATATTAGTGACACAATAGGATTATAATGCGAAGTAACAAGGCGTAAGCCTTTTTTAATTACAACGGAGGTGACTGATGAATAACGAAATTTTAGTGGCTTTCATAGCACTTATCGGGACAACGATAGGAACAGGTGGATATTAATACGAAATAAAACAAACATTTTATTTCATTATATGAAATTAATATATAATTATTTTTACAATATGGTATAATGGGGGGGATTTTTAATTTGAGCGTATACAATGAAAATGAATTTAATCAGAGTCAGTTTTTAACCAACGGAGAATACGGTGAAGATGGAGAATTGTTGCAAGGTTATAATGTTAAATATGGCTATCCATATGGCACTGAAGTAACCCCATCTCCAACTTCTTATTCTAATAAATACACGTTGTATGTATATGATTATGATAGCAACAGTTATGTAATGCTTAAAGATGGAGATATAAATGCATATAATGAACATTCTACATTTTTAAACGGAGAGGCATTTGGAATAAAAAATGTAAGAAATATAAACGGATACAAAGAATTGTCCTTCAATATACCATATCAAATTGTTGAAAACAATGAATTAATAGATAATTTTAGAGTCCCATATTGCACAGAAGAATATAGAGTTAGACTGCAAATCAGAGATAAAATTGATGATTATATAATTAAAGAAATAACTGATGGATATTCCGATGACGGATTAAAATTTAGACAAGTTAATTGTTGGCATTATGCTTTTGCTAGATTATCTCAATCTGGAAATCAATTAGATTTTGAATATATAGATAATGCAAAAAATATATTGACAAATGTATTGAATGGTAGCGATTGGTCTGTTGGAACAGTAGAAACTTTTTTTGAAGATGACAATGTAACAGAAAAACTAAGAACGCTAAAAGCTAATGGCAACACAAATAGATATGAGCTAATTCAACAAATAGCTGAAATTTTTAGTGGATTCCCTAAATTTAATACAATTTCAAAAACAGTTGACCTCTTTAAAGACGCTAGAGTAGACAAGGGTATAGTTTTTAAATATGGCAAAAATATTAAATCATATTCTTTGACATCAACTACGAAAGAACTTGCAACTAAAATATGGGTTGAAGGTGGAGAAAGCAGTTCTGAAATAATTTACATAGACGATGTAAATCCAACAGGAGAGCCATATATATTAAATTTTGGATTCTTTATAGAAAAAGGATTAATGACAACAACACACATTACGGCATATGAAGATTTTGAAACCAATATAGCTATAATCAATACAAATATTAAAAATACACTTGCAATAATAGGATCTTTGCAATCAGATTTAGTATCAAAAGAGTCTACATTAGAATTTAAAACAACACAAAAAACATCAAAAGAATCTACGGTAACTGCATTAACAAATCAAAGAAATGTGACCCAAGATTCTGGCGAAAGAGCGGCTCTACAAGCACAAATTGATGCGTTAAACGCAGAAATATCAACTTTAAATAGCGAAATTTCAATATTGGAAGGCGAAATAGCTACAATAGAAAGCGATATAGATTTATATACAGATAATTATGTATCATATATTGAAAGCAAAAACACAGAGCTACAAACTTTTGAAGATGTTTGTGGTGATTTTATTAGAGAAAAATTATATAAAAATGACAATTACACAAATGCTACTGCATTATTTAAAGACGCATTAGAAGTTTCTCAATTTGCGTCATATCCACAATACGAAGAAAAGATTGATATATTAGACTTGTCTAAACTAACCGGATACGAAGTTGAAGAATTTGATGAGTATACAAAAGTTCAAATAGAAATTGATCCATTGGGAATTGTTTCAGATGGACAAATTAGAGAAATTGTCCAAATATTAGATGATCCAAGACAAAACACAGCTACCATTTCTACTTTTATAACCGATTTTGAAGATTATATGTCTAAGTCATTTAGTTCTACAAATGATTTACAGATAAGCAAAGAAATGTATAATCGTGCAAGAGGTTTAACGCCCACAGGCATGGTCGATAAAGATTTTTTACAACAAGCATTAGACCAAGCAAGCTTTTATATCAATCAACAATCTAATTCTTATATTGACCCAGTGGAAGGATTTATCTCTAAAAATCTTGAAAATCCAGATCAGCTTGTTAAATTAAATAGTGGCGGTTTAGCAATATCAAACGATGGTGGATTGACTTGGGAATTAGCATTAAGCTTTAACGGTCTTGTTGCCGAAGCGATTAAGGCAGGTGCGATTGATACTAGGTATATTAAAATTTACAATTCACTTGAAGGCGATGGAGCAAGATTTTATATTGATGGAAATGGATTGTGGGCATATGACGAATTAGGCAATTTAACTGTTTCTATAACCAATAATGGTGATGCAACTTTCGCAGGTTCATTAAGTGCAGCCACGGGAACTTTCGCAGGTTCATTAACAACAAACGCAATAATCGCAGGAACAGTTGGTGCTGGAAGTTTGACGGTTGGTGGAAGTTCTATCAATGGTGAGATTAACGTAAAAGATGCTAGTGACGTGACTAAAGTAAAAATTAATAGAAATGGAATAACTCTTGCAGATGACACCGAAATTGTTGGTGGAAACGGAGTGTTGAGCTTATTACATTTTACAAATATGCCAGATATTAGTGAAGTTGCATTTGGAAATTTTGTAAGTTATGGATATGATGAATTTTCTACATCAAACAGACCCAGTTTTTTAACAGGATATATACCCCCAAACTTTGTTTCTCAAGGTTTTAGATTGTTATTAAGATTTATGAGTATTTATGATGTTGCCACAACAAGTTATTATGTTCCACAATCTAACAGAGTTTATTTAGGCAGTTCTCAGAGTGTTTATGTTGACACTGACAATTTGGAATTGGGTGCTGGTGCAGATATAATTGACAATACTGTATATACAAATTATACCTCATCTTGGTTTGGTACGTCCAACATAAATCCAACCGCTGGGTCTACAATTAAATCTTATGTAGCAAATGTAAGCAGTGGAGTAAGTTCGTTATTTCCATCAAACACCACATTTAATTTAAAAACACAAAGTGCAGGCTCTTTGAGTTGGACAAACAAAGGGTACATTGCAATAGATTTGTTTATCTATGGTTATTATCAATAATCTTTAAAGGAGGAGTTATATATATGACAATATTAAAAATAGCATTTGATGCAGGACATGGTTTGGGAACGTATGGGAAAGAGATCCCTAGTTACATGGGTAGTTTTGACTTAAAAAAGGAATGGGAATTAAATGAAAGAATTACAAGATATGCCGAACAACTGCTCACAGAGTATGAAAATGTAGAAGTTTTAAGACTTGATGATATCACAGGGAAAAGAGATGTGCCACTTTCAGAAAGAACTTCTAAGGCAAATAAATGGGGTGCAGATATATTAATATCAAATCATCACAATGCAGGAATTGGTGGTAAAATTGGTGGTGGAACAGTTGTTTTCAGATATCCTAATTCAACTAAATTTACTAAGACAATGCAAAAAAGTCTATACAATTCTTTGGTTGAAGAAACAAGCTTAAAAGGCAATAGATATTACCCAACGCCAGAAGCTAATTTTCACATGTTAAGAGAGTCGAATATGCCGGCAGTTTTAATTGAGCATGGATTTATGGATTCAAAAACAGATTTACCAATTATATTGACAGACGAATTTGCAAAACAAAGTGCAAAAGGGTTGGTCAATTGGTTGGTTAATCAATATAATTTAATCAAAAAGCCACAAGAAGAGATTGTTATTGATAATAAAAAAGAGTTATTTAGGGTTCAAACTGGTGCTTTTGGAGTCAAATCTAACGCCGAAAAATTAATTAAAACAATTAAAAATAAGGGTTATGATGCACTTTTAGTTCAAGATAATAAACTTTATAAGGTTCAAGTTGGTGCATATTCTAATCGTGAAAACGCAGAAAATATGTCAACAAAACTTGCAAAAGATGGTTTTGATAATTTTATAACTACTAAACAAGGCAATATTATTACAATATCTCGTTCTGACACTCCTGTGGTAGAAATAAAGTCTGAGACTGTGGTTAAAAATGACATAGAAGAATCAAAGGAGTTTGTTGGTGACAGAGCAAAAGAGCTACAAGAAAAATTGATTAAATCCGGATATCCTTTGCCAAAATATGGTGCAGATGGTGTTTATGGACAAGAAACGCACGATGCTTTAATTAAATTCCAAAGGGAAAATGGTTTGACCGTAGATGGATTGGCTGGCAACGCAACTTTTGCAAAATTAGATGAAATAATAAAATCTAAAACCAGTCAAACAACTAAGAGCAATGTTTTAATCAAAGAACTACAAATAGCTTTAAATAAAAATTACAAATCTAATCTTATTGTAGATGGAATTTATGGGAAAAATACTGAATCAGCATTAAGCAAAATTGTGCTTAAAAAAGGTGCAAAAAATGATTTGGTTAAAATATTACAAAAGAAATTAACTTCATTAGGGTTTTCGGCTGGGAGAGCAGATGGTATTTTTGGCATCAAAACTGGAAATGCGGTCAGAAGTTTTCAAATTAAACAAAAAATAAGCGCAGACGGCATTGTTGGAAAACAAACTTGGTCTAAATTATTTTAAATTAGGAGGAATTTTGATGGAAAATATATTAGCAATGTTATTTGAATATAGGTATTTGGCTGTTGCTGTAGTTGGGTTTGTAGTTTTCGCTATTTTTGAATACGAAACGCTTAAAAAATATATAAATGCTGGAATAGTAAAAGCAGAAAAATGGGCTAAGGAACAAACTTTGGCAGATGGGCAAGCAAAAGAAGATTGGGTTGTTGATAATATATATCCAATTTTGCCAATGAGAATCAAAATTTTTGTTAAAGAATCAATGTTTAGAAGCATAATTAGATTTTTTTATAAAAAGTTGATTGATTGGCTTGACGATGGAAAGCTAAATAATAGCATTTCATAAAATATAGATTTTATCGTAAAATTAACACCATATATAGTGTATATTGATAGTGGTATACACTATATATGGTATACATATAGGAGGTCGATGTATGAGAATACATGGTGGCAACAATATGCGTGGAAGTTTGTACGAAGCACTGACAGATATTAACACGATTGCCAAAATCAAAAAAGGACATACATTTGTTGGGATGGAATTTCCTTTTAATATGACAATTTATGACATTAACTCTCAGTTGCAACCTACGAACTATGAAATTGTTCAAGTAACAAGCATTACACCAACAACGAACTACGATGAATTTGCAATTACAAGAGGTCAAGAAAATACAAGTGCTATTTCACATCTCGTCAATAAAAATGTAGCGAATTTGATTACGTGGGAAATTATAAATGCAGTACATGATGAATTGGATGTATTAGACGCAAACATTGGAGGTTTGACATATACGGAACAAAATTACGTAACAAATGG